AAATACAATAGAACCTGCTCCTCAAACAGGCTCGATGTAGTTACTTATTTTTGAAAATCGGGGAAAAAAACTAACCACCCCCAATGCCGGATTCTCATAGGTTGTTAAGGGCGATATAGACAACAGATGCCGTCACCCAAATACCCACAAGATAGATTGCTAGGTTAGTCTCAACAAACGCTTTAAACAGTCTCATAGTGCCTCCTCAGGCTTAGTTAAATAAACACGATAGAAGCCACCGCAATGGCTTCGACTTGCTTACTTACATAATGTTTGACGCTACTTGAAGTAGAGCAACGATGGGGTTGTCATCTTCTCTAGTAAGTTCGTCACCGATATCAGAATGGCTGTCTGCGGCTACCCACTCTCGCCCACACTTAACAGCGTAGGCAATGAGCCTTCCTTCACAAGTTAAGTCGCAAGCTTCGTACAGCGTTTCGCCTTCGTACTTACTCTCGTACTGGCTAGCCTCAAACTGCTCACCCTTGTAGATGACTCTGCTTTCCCCATCACCCAGATCAGAAACCGTTGCGGTCACAATATCGCCTGACCAGTCGCTTGCATTAAAAGTTAATGTGTTCATAAGTTTGCCTCCTCAGGCTAATTGGTTTTGATATGTTCTCGATACGAAAACATACTCAAACCAACTCATCAGGCTCTACTCACACCGGAGTGCTTTCGTAGGTAGGTTGCCCACCTGATAGGTTGTTTCGAGATTTTCCACTGTGGTCGCTCATGCGCGGTTACCTCAGCTTACTAGCGTTGTTGATGGCTCATCGATCCTGAGTGCCCATCTGGCTAGCCCAACAACATCACTGTTGGTGTGGGGGTCAATTTCCTAGCATCGCCCATGTACTGTCTACTCGCTTACGCTTTCGGGGTGTTGGTGTGGACATCTACTCGCCTAAGGCTTTCGGTGGCAGGTCATGTCGGAGACCTCGTAACCGGTGGTTGAATCAACCATGCTCTAAAGATAGACGTTAGTATTGCCTTTGTCAATTATATTTACAGTGGTACAATAGATTTATACTAAATCATAGAGTTGTACAGGCTCACCAAGGCACAAAATTTTTAATCGCGGAAAAAAGAATCCACACCCCAGTGCCTGATCCCCATAGGGAGTAACAAACAAATGATAGAGATAGATAAAGACCTAAAGCCCTTAAACTTCAGGCAAGAGAGATTCGTTATGGAGTATGTCTCAACAGGCAATGCTACAAGGTCAGCAGAGACAGCAGGGTACACGCACCCAAATCATCAGGCGTTCCGCTTGTTGTTAAATAATAGTGTTAAGGCGGCTATTACAGCCAAAAGGAATGAGTTAATGAGTGATTCAGAAGAGAAACTTGCGTCCTATGTGTCCCAGTTAGAGGCAGAGAGCAGGGATGCAGACCAGTCAGGAACGCGAGTTAGGGCGTTAGAACTGCTGATTAAGGTTGTCGGCGGCTTTGCTCCCGAAAAGCAGGAGGTTACCTCCTATCACGGCTCTTTTTTGGCTGATTTAGACCTCGATGAGGCTGACTTGGACGAGCTATTGCTTGAAACCTCTAAGGAAATCAAGGACTTACATTAGCAGGACACTACACCAGTAGGGTAATGCATTGCCAGTCCACTCCACACGCGCATGTAATAGAAGGTAGGGAGGGGGGGGGTAGAGGTCTGGAGGTAGCGCCGTTCGCGAGCATGGTTCCATGGGGAGACTACAAGGAAATCTGAGGCATTTTTGGCAACCCCTTTTTTGGGGGTACGGTGAATATGAGAGTACCTAGAAAATGAAAACATTATTGATGACCTATGAAACGGCTTTGGAATACCTTGATATGGATGAGGAGCAATTTGACAACTACGTTGCTCCAAACGTCACGACACTCAGATTTGAAGACGAATTATTTTATCTTACTGACCAGCTAGATGAGGCGATCTATTGGTTGATTGGTGAGAGCATGATGGGCACCGAAAAAGACAGCTCTAAAAAAGACTTTACGTTGCACCTCGTTGATTAGGGGGGGGGCGGTCTTTATGAGAGTACCAGTTGAAAAAAATACAAATCGGGAAAAACAAAATGAGCGACCATAGAGAGACGTTGTATGGCAAAGGAGATCTTCGCAGACCTAGAGATGAAGGCAATTGGTCAAAGGGTTTTGATGCGATTAAATGGACTGAAGAGACTGAGCGGGTAAAGAATCAAACGACTGAAGAGTGGCTTGCTGAGTACGAAGAGGCGTCTAAGTGAAAACGATTGTTTTGGAGCGTTTTTGCTACCACCCAGAAGGCACTCTAGGCGTCCTTAAATTGGACGGAGAGACGTTTTATTCTATCGAAAGACCGTGGTTGGATAACAAGCCAAACGTCTCCTGTGTGCCTGAGGGGACGTATCAGGTAGGTTGGCGGAAGTCACCTAAGTTTGGCGAGACTTGGCACATTAAAAACGTCCCTAATCGCTCCTATATTTTAATACATGCCGCGAATTATCCGACAGATGTCCATGGCTGTATTGGTTTGGGAACCATGTTGATGAAGAGTTGTATTGCGGTGGGTCGCAGTAAGAATGCAGTAGGGAAATTTGAGGCACTGACGAAGGGAACACGATGGCAACTGGAGATAAGAAATGCTCCACTTGCGGCACTTTAAAGCCTGTTGCTGAGTACAGTAAGGGCAGTTTGCGTTGCAATAAGTGTCGTGCTACTGAAAGAAAGAACCGTGCTAACAGTTCGCTGAAAGGGTTTTTACAGAATCGCTTGACTAATCTTTTGATCCGCCACAAAAAATACGGCGGCGAACCTATTGATTTAGGTGATTTGGAGCGGTTATACGTTGAGCAGAATGGGATTTGCGCGATTTCTGGAATTCCTATGCACACGACCCTAGATGAATCTGACTTAGCGGTTAGTCCAGATCGGCTCGATAACTCAATAGGTTACGTAAGGGGCAATGTCAGGCTGGTATGTGCGAGGGCAAACATGATGATGTCTACAATGGATGATGCTCACTTCACTTGGTGGTGTCGGGCGGTGGTGAATAACAGTGGAAATTGAGCAAGTCGCGGCGAAATTTAAGGGTAATTTCCCTTTATATGCCAAAAATATTCTCAAAATTGTGACAAAAGAGGGTGAATCACTGCCTTTTTCGCTCAATGCGGCACAGTTATATGTCCATAAACGGCTAGAAGATCAGCTAAAAAAGCAGGGAAATATCCGCGTATTGTGCCTAAAAGCGCGTCAAACAGGTATTTCTACCTATGTACAGGGACGAAACTTCTGGAAAGTAACTCAGAACCGCAATGCTAACGCATTCGTTTTGTCTCACCTTGCAGAGTCCACCAATGCAATTTTCAACATGGTGAAGTACTTCTATGACAATGTCCCGCATCCGGCGTTTAAGCCGCCGCTCTCTAGTCAGTCGGCGTCAACTTTGGTATTTGATGACATCAACTCGCGCTACCGAGTCGGAACAGCAAGATCAACCCAAACCGGACGAGGACAAACAAATCGATTTGTCCACGGCTCTGAAGTGGCGTTCTACCCCCAAGGATCAGACATAGTTGCAGGTCTATTGCAGACGGTTGGCGGTAAAAATTCTGAAGTAATTCTTGAAAGCACGGCTAATGGTGCTGGCGGTTGGTTTTATGATCAGGTAATGAAAAGCTTGCGTGGTGAAACTGAATGGATAACGTGTTTTATTCCGTGGTTTTGGATGCCCGAATATCGCCGGAAACCATCACCGTATTTTGAGGCTACCCCCGAAGAATATAAATTAGCGCAACGCTACAACCTAGATGACTCGCAACTGTGCTTTAGACGAGCCAAGCTGGATGAGTTGGGCGGTACTGATTTATTTATGCAGGAGTACCCTGCCAACCCATTAGAAAGCTTTTTAACTTCAGGTCGATGTTTTGTAGAAGATATTCATTTAACGACTAGCGAGAATGATTGTTATAGCCCTGATTTTATTGGGGATATGCTCGGCGGAAATATTTCTGCGAGAACCCACGGTAACTATAGGGAGTGGTATCCACCTTTAAGTGAGGATAGTTACACTATTGGGGTCGATGTCGCAGAGGGGTTGTCCTATGGCGA